CCCGCCATAGCAGACACGCCCCTCCAGGATATCCTCATTTACAGGGAACGCACATTTATCCCATTTATCCATCGGCATCCATCTGACAGACTGCTTTACCCACTGATTTAACCGGAGCTGCCTGAAAGCATTTTCCTCTCCCGGATTTTGTTTTGCTGATTCACAGGCCGCCTTTACTTTGTCAATGCCGATGGTCTCGCCCAGGGAAGGATTTGCTTTTTTCCACACTTCGGGGTCTGTCCAGTCCTCATCCAGTCCGGCACCGTAAATGACCGGATAAAATGTCGGATCTATTTTTCTGCCTTCCATAATGTCCACTGCTTTTTGATGCACCTCATAGCAAATGCTCTCCGTATTATTCCCGGCCGTAGTAATCAGAAAATACAAAGGCTGCATACGGGCATCGCCGGAGCCCTGTGTCATAACGTCGTACAGTTTGCGGTTCGGCTGCGTATGAAGTTCATCGAAAATGACGCCGTGCGTGTTAAATCCGTGCTTATTGGACACATCAGCCGAAAGTACCTGATAAGTGGAATGCGTTGGCTGAAATGTCAGCTTTTTCGCCGATTCCTGTATCTTAACCAGCTTTGACAGCGTTTTATTAAAACGCACCATGTCCGCAGCAACATCATAGACAATTTTTGCCTGATTGCGGTCTGCCGCGCAGCTGTATATCTCTGCCCGCTGCTCTCCGTCCCCGCAAAGGAGCAAAAGCGCCACCGCCGCGGCCAGTTCGGATTTCCCGTTCTTTTTGGGAATCTCAATGTAGGCGGTGTTAAACTGGCGATAGCCGTTTTCCTTAATCGTGCCAAATACATCCCGGATAATCTGTTCCTGCCAGTCCAGCAGCAGAAACTTTTTCTCTGCCCAGGTACCCTTTGTGTGACAGAGTTCCTGAATAAACGCCACGGCAAAATCCGCAGCATCCTTGTCGTAATGAGAACCGTCAGCCATGAATTTTGTCGGCGTGTATTTCTTCAGTTTTCTCATCATGTGATTCATCACCGTCTTTCTTTACCGGAAGCAGCCACGCCGCGTCCGCTACCATTGCGTCGTAAGGCAGCTCCGTTCTGTCTATTAAAAAATCCATAGGCTTCTCCATAAAAATAAGCCGCACTTCCGCGACTTTCTGTCAATGTATCTCCACGAGAGAAAGAGCCTCGCGGCTCCCGCTCCCGGAATGCTCCGTTTCCCTTAGTCCATCACCGTCATCTTGAAGGCGGGGATTATAGCAAGCAGATTCTCACCATAAACTGTACAAATATCCGTCTGATAAACTGTGCATTTTACTGCCGCCCGCAGCGGTGGATTGTCTCAAGGATTTCTTCCTGTTCAGCCGTGCCAACGCCGATACTGGCGAGAGCTTCCCGCGTCCCGCAGTCCGGGCAGATGTGTGTTTTGTTGTCTTTCCGGGAAAGCGCAGGAGCGCCGCCGTAAAGCCTGCCGCAAACCGGGCATCTTTTCATTTCAATTGTGTTCATTACCTTCACTTTGCCATTCCCTCCCTGCTTGTCCTGTAAGCCTGCGCCAGAAATCTTTCGTCAAATCCAAAACTGCGATACCCGTCCCGGCAGGTCTCCATGTAAAACCGGCTTGGGATTCCAAGCGGACGCTCCTCGTGCATGATGTACACGAACACCCGCCGTCTCCGGATCTTCCCTGACCGGATGCCCTTAATCGGCAGCACCATCTCTGCCTTGTAGTAGAAGGCCGGATAGCCCTCGTAGCGGTCGAGCGCCGCCTCATCCTCCGGCGTCACTTCCCATGCCGCCACCGGCACGCCGCAGCCTTCCTTTTTCTCGATGGTCAGGTACGAGCCTGTCAGGCTTCCTTTAAAAAGAAGCTCATAGTCCGGGATCTCCGATGTTCCGATGATCCTGGCCGATGGGCAACGCCGCAGCATTTGCGGGATGTTCAGGTTGCTCCCGTAAGCGATGTAGTACCTTTTCTCCATAAATTTTACCGTCCTTTCCGAAAGAAATACCCTTCTACCACCTTAAGACCGCCGGAGCGGTCGGTGGGAAGGCGGCAGGAGGCTATCCCCTGCGTGTCCTTCAAGCGGCTCTGCCACTGCGGAAGGCCGTGTCGCCCACAAGCCTTCTGGTCAGCACCTCGCGGGCGGTTTTGAATTCGTCCCCGATGAACCCCAGGCGGAGGAGCCAGGTGCGCATCGCGTATTTCGGGTTCTCATTCTGCTGCGGTTTCGGGCTGGCGGTTTTTACTGTCTTCGCCATCTGGCTGAGGGCGAGACAAAGCTGGATGTAGCTTTTCAGCTGTCCGGCGTGGAGGCCGTTGCGCTTGCCGTTTGCCGGAGCATCGAACTGGAAGAGCCGGAATTCAACCGTCGCCTTGGTAAAGGTAGCGTGGAGGTTGAGCATGTGGTAGCGGCTGCTGTTGTAATGCTGGCTCCTGTTGAAGCCCGCGCCCTGGCTCGTGTACCAGATGTCCGCGAGCTGCGCCATCGTCTTCGGCTTCCTGCTGTTAAGCTGGGAAAGGAAATCCGGGTCAACCGTGCGGCAGTAGCGGTCCATGCGGCGGCGGTCAAGGTTCAGCGCGTCCGCCAGGAGACTTTCATGGCTTGCCATGATGTTCGCCAGATTCCTGAGCGTCTGCGGCGTGTGCCCTTTGGCTCCGATGTGGATGTGGACTCCGCATCCCCTTGTCGGGTCGCTTTTCGCGCCCGCGTGCCGGAACTGTCTGACCAGTTCCTGCAGCGTCTCGATGTCGGCGTAGGTCAGGATTGGCGTCACCATCTCGCATTTTTCCGCGTCCGGTCCGCTGATGGAAACATCCTTCTGGAATTTCCATTCCCGTCCCTGCGCGTCCCACGCGCTCCAGGTGCTGTAGCCGTTTCGCCCGGCTGTGTTTTCGTACCTTCCGGTTCCGAAAAACTTCGCCGCAAGCCTCGCCGCCTTTTCTCTGGTAATGCTGTTCATCTCGACCTCGACCCCGATGGTCTGCTTTTTCATTTCCTCGATCTGGATTCTGGTATTTTCCTTCATTGTCCTGCCTCCTGTTTGGCTTGTTTTCCGTAAGGCTGTTCCCTTTCGGTAGTGTATTAATCACTCTGAAGCCGATTTATAGCAAGACAATTCGGAGCATAAACTACACAATCTTTCCGGGCTGTATTTGTCACATTTACAGCATAATTTTCAGTCAATCCTGCGGCAGATATCCTCGCCGTAAACCACGTTCAGCCCAGAGCCGTTGTCCCAGCGAACCATCACCGAAGCTGCATCGTCCACACCGAGCACCGTGCCCTTTGTTCCGGGCGGCGGAGCCTGCTTATCATCCATTTTCACAAGCTCCACCCGGCATCCGGCGGGATACTGAGCGCGTACCCTCTCCACAATCTCTTTACCCGGGAATCTCATTGTCAGCCACCTCCGTATTGCTTTTCTTTTGTCCGCTCTTAAAAGCGGAGGAACCGGTCAGATTCTGAAGCAGAATTTTTCTCTCTGCTTTGTACTCTTTTCCTATGAACCCCAGCCTCAGGAGAAAGCAGCGGAATGCGTACTTCTCGTTATCCACAGCTTTTTCTGTCCCGCTGATCCGGCTCTGAAATTTGCTCATCCGGCAGAGGGCTGAAATAAAATGGGTATATGCTTTCACCGCATCGGGTTCAGGTAATCTTTCGAACCAGGGAAACGCAATATCGGCTGCGCCCATCTCAACGGGTATCGCCGGAATGCCCAATGCTTTCCGGATCAGGCTGCCCTTGGCATCCAGCAGATTTGTGAGATTCCCGACATTTACCTCGGAGAGGGGAATCCTCACTGTAAGTCCCACAGGCATATCGTGTTCTGCTTCGTTTTCCTCTGCGGATGTCTCCCCCTCTGGTTCGTCTTCTGCATTGTCCGCCGCAGGTTCAGCATGAAATCCCTCGCGCTCCAGTTCTTCAAGCAGTGTCTCAATTTCCTCGCTGTCGGCTCTGTCATCAAAAGTAATCGCTCCGTCTCTGCTGACCTCGATGTAGCCCACCTGATAAGCGCAGCTCGGAACTCCGAGGTACTTTTTGTCGCAGCCCAAGAATCCTGCAATGTAATCCGCCAGGCGTTTTCTTTCGGTTCCCGTTACGTTGTAACGAATAGTGATGTTGTTTGTTGTCATACCAGTAAAATCCCTGCCTTGTTACATCAAGTGCATTACAATAAAATGCGATTTTCCCCTTAATCGTGCCGCCGTCTGTCTTTATATCAATAAACCTCAATCTCAGGTT